TCTAGGCATACAATCAATACCGAACTATATCATCGCTATCGTATGGAAATGGAAGATGAGCCAGTATATGCTCTTACCACGGCATTAGTGATAGATACTATTGATCCTTACAAGCAAGGGCAGGTTCGTTGGTACACCCCTCAGTTCATAGAACCCGGCGTAGCATTAGAGTCCTGTCCTTGGGCATATCCCATTTCTCCCTTTGGTGGATTTGATGACTGCGGAGTAAGTTGGGTTCCTCCAGCTGGTTCTACTATTGTCTTACAGTTTTTGAATGGTGATGTAAATAATGCTTTTTATCACGGCACTATTTGGAACAGGACGAGAGGAACCAAAGATCAGAGACAGAGGTTATGGGGTATCCCTGTACCTGAATATGACAATGTTTGGGAGGGGCATAGGGCTGGTTATTTAGTAGGCTCCAACCAAGGCGACCAGGACTTTATGCCTTGGAATACAGAAATGTATAACGGAATAGACATCGATAGCATAACGGATTTTGACAATAACCCAGATTCTCAAAAGATTATTACATATCCTTACATATATGGTTTCAAGACTCCCGGAAAACATAGGTGGAAGGCAGTGGATGGAGACCACAAGTGTAATAATCGCTGGATGAGATTAGAAATGGCGTCTGGGGGTGGAAACTGGATTATGTTCAAGGATGACCACCTTCATCCTTGCGGCCAATGGGCTTTCAACGGACAAAATAGTACTAACGGTACAAGCAATACAAGTAATACAAACAATACAAGCAATACAAGCAATAACACAAACAGTCAAAATCAGACTGTAATGATGGGGCTTGGCAATATACTTCAAGGCAATGCCAGTTTGGAAATCACAACTCCTGAATCAAAGGAACTTCAACAAGGTGGGGATTTGAGAGATTGCCAAACAAACCCCGAAATGGCTGATTGTAATGGGCAACAAAGTAATAGTTCTATAAATATGAGTGATGTTCTTGCTAATCCTTTTTATAAACGGCAAGAAGAGATGCTTCCATATCAACCGCCTCAATCCCTTCAGCAGTTTCAAGCCAATAAGTGTGAGTTGCTACAAAGCGGTATTCAGTTTCAATCTATCTCTGGGCATCAGTTTGTTATGGATGATAGCGTGGATCAACCAAGCGGTGTTCCAAGCTTTGAAAGGCAGTTTGATTTTGGTTGTAATAATATGTTCACTGGTGGAACTTGGTGGACTTCTACCACTGGCCATTCCATCATTATTGATGATGCTGAAACTGATTCGATGGTAAGGGGCGATGGGAATGGTATAAACATTATAACTGCTTCTGGAAACTCCATAAAACTAAATGACCATACTTTACCAGGTAGTGAAAGCAACTCCCCAAGTGCTACTACAAGTGGATCAAGCTCAGAAGCAGGAGAGCATCGTGGTATTTTTATGGAAACCACGAGTAGAAATGTTTTCCAAATGTGTGATGAAGGAAATCAGCAAGCAAGTCCGCCAAGAAAAGAGGGTGGAGAACCAGTAAGTATGGCTACTGGAGGTTATTGTTTGTTGAGGTCTGGGTATGGATTACAACTTCTGATGAGTGATAAATCTAATCAACAAAATACTGATGAGCAGTTCATTCAGTTGCTTGCTCCACAAAAAGATAATCAAGAAAGAGGTCCACACCAACTTATATTTCAAGAAGTTCCCGAAGGGCCAGGTTTTGTATTATTGAGAGCAGGTGGAGCTTTTGAGTTGAGTTCTTATGACTCTTCTATGGAGGTAGTTGGAACAGAAGATCACCAGGCAGATAAAATGGTAACAGTGAAAGGAACATATTCGGTTGATATAAAGAACTATTACTTCAATCACAATAATCTAACTATATTCCAAGCAGAACAATATATATTGCTGCTCGCTGGGAGGGATTGCCCAGGAAGTCCAAGTGATTTAGCCCAACAAGCCAATCAAACTGCTCAAACTAATGTACAAATCGCTCAGCAATCAGCAAGCCAGGGAACACCTAATCAGTTGCCCTTTCAAAAAGAACCTTGCCCATACCCAGTTGTTGTTGGAAAAGACCCTTGGATTTGTCCTATGTTTGGATTTATACATTATGGCGTAATGGCGGATCCTAATGACCCAAGTAAAATAACGCATAACGCCCTAAGTGATAGAGTATTTGCCTCGGCAAAGGAGGAACAACAAAATGGCTAATAAGTTTGTTGGTATAGATTATCCAATAACCGATAATAACCCAGGCGGTTTGTTTGCTGCGTCCTCCGATGTAGAACAAATCAAGGCAGATATGCTTATATTATTGTTGACCAATCCTGGCGAGAGGTGTATGCTCCCCGATTTTGGGACGCCCCTAAGAGATTTGATATTTGAACCCAATGATGCCTCGCTAACACTAACAGCCAAACAAATGATTGCTACATCTTTACAAAAATATGAACCAAGAGTATCAATAAGTCAAATCAATGTTTCAACTAATGTAGACCCAACATTATTAGATGCAAGTGATAATCTTACTGAACTAAACCATGTACTTTCTATACAAATAAAGTTTATAGACCCTAATAATATACAAAGTGTTCAGGATCTTCTGCTTGAGGTTCCGCTCCAAACGGGAGGACAATAGTATGCCACATAAAGATCTAGAGAAGCGTAAAAGGTGCAATAAAGAATGGGCTATAAAAAATACAAATAAAATAAAGCAATACAAAAGAGAATGGTATTACAGGAATAAGGAAAAAGAGTTGGCAAAAGCAAAACAAAGAGAAAAGAATATGGAGGAAAGAAAAAAAGCAAGGGAATATAGCAGAAAGTGGTATTATTCCAATAAAGAAAGAGCCCAAGCTAATCACAGGAAGTGGAAGCAAGAAAATAAAGATAAAGTAAAAGAATACAACAGGAAATATGCGAAAGTGTATATTCAAGAGAATAAACTTTTAATAAAAGGTAAAAAGAAAGCGAAAAGAGATGAATGTAAAGAAAACAATCCAATCACATTAAGAAAATATACTCTTAAAAAATATGGCATCTCAATAGAGGAGTACGGTCTTATGTACTCTAAGCAAAATGGATTTTGCGCTATTTGCCATAAACCAGAGATAAATAAACGAAGTATAACAAATGCTCTTTGCATAGATCACGACCATCAAACAAATAAAATACGAGGTTTATTATGCAACAAATGCAATAAAGCACTGGGTTTATTTGGTGATAATGTGTCCATTCTGAAAGAAGCAATAAAATACTTGGAGGGTTTCTAATGACATCAACTTCATGTACAGATCTTATACAACCTTTAGCGCAAGCCGAGGAATCCAATGCCGTCCCCTTACCAAGTGTAAACTACACTAACCAGGACTTTTCGTCTTTGAAGACACGGCTTTCTTTGTTTATTCAACAGCAGTTTCCCAACTTCTCAGATTTTGTTGAGTCAGATTTCGGTATTATGCTTATTGAAAACTGGGCTTTTATTGGAGATATGCTTTCTTTCAAGATGGATCAGATTGCTAATGAAAACTACATTGATACGGTTACACAGATTGATAATGCTATGAGATTAGGTGAGATAGTTGGTTTTCAAGCAACTCCACCCATTGCTGCTACTGCTTTGTTCTCTGCAACAATAAGTGTTGTTCTACAAACTGATTTGCCTATTCCTAGTGGATTACAAGTAAGTGTTCCTACTAATGGAGCACCAATGACTTACGAGTTATTTGCCGCTGATCCTCTGAACAATCCTATTTTTGGACAAGACATCATCATTCCAGCGGGAAGTTTTAGCAATACCACAATAGTTGGTGTGGAAGGAGCAACAACTACTGAAACATTTACTTCTAATGGAACCGCCAATCAAATCTTTGCCCTAACAAACATCCCTGTTCTCTTTGATAGTATTCAGGTTCAAGTAGATGGAACTACCTGGACTCAAGTTGATGCTTTCACGGACTCTCAAGCAAGGCAAGAGTTTAGAATAGAGTTTTCTTCTAGTTATCAAGCTTTTGTTATTTTTGGTAATGGAAGTGGAGGCTTTATCCCTTCTTCAGGAAGTGCTATTACCATAACTTACAGAACGGGCGGTGGAGTTAGAGGAAACATCGTAACAGGATCCATAAACTTTCAGAGAGGTTTTGCTGTACCCGGATTTGATATATTTGTTCCGGTAGCTTTCACAAACTATACTGCGGGAATGAATGGATATGATGGAGACACAATAGACGATATAAGAACAAAGTTGCCTGCATATAATCAATCTCAACAGCGTGCTGTAACAGGACAAGATTATGTTGATTTGACCAACAACTTTGTTACTCCCTACAATGGACAAATAGGTAAATCAACGGCAGTTCTAAGGAATGCGGGTTGTGCTGGAAATATCATTGATTTATATGTATTAGCCAAAAATGGCTCTAATGATTTACAGCCAGTTGGTGATCAGCTCAAAGATTTATTGAGTGACTATATCCAGACTGTGAAGATGATTACTGATTATGTCTGCATAAAGGATGGCGTTATAGTAACTGTTGATACAATAGTGGATGTAATAGTGCCCAAGTTTTTCCGTAAGTTTCAAGATCAGATACAGGCACAAATACAGCAAGCGTTGAGTAGTTTTTATGCCCTAAGTAACTGGGACTATGGTGATGCGCTAGATGATACCGATGTGATAAAAGCACTAACGAGCGTTTCTAACATCACCAGTGCCACTGTTACTTTTACCAGCAATGATCCCAATAGATTTGGTGATATGATTGTTACTCAATATTTTGAGATTATTAGACCAGATACTACGACTATAAACATTATATTTGAATAATATGGCTTCTATAACAACACAAAATCCGACTATCAACTTAACTGTGGTTTTTGACCTAACAACCACAGATTCTTCTGGTGCGCTCGCTAACCCTTATGAAGTCAACACCATAATCATATACTTTATTGAGCGGAGTTATGATGCTTCTAACTTTCAAGAGTTTAGTCCTCCTGGTTCTAATCCGCTAATCAACTCTTTTTTCTATAAAGACGCTGTTCCATTTGCTGTATTTGGGACACCTGATTTCCCTGCTTGGCTTTCCACGGACATAGCAGATGCTTTTATTACTAATACTGATGTTGGCCATTTTCAGTTAGAGTGGACTCCAGAACTGGCGAGAGAAGGCGATTATATTTTGTGTTACACTTGGACTTCTATCCCTGCTGGAGATACACAATCCTTACTAATCCAGTTTTCGTTGAATGGAGAACTTCAAAACCAAGCAATACCTACTCACCAAACTTCGCCTAACAAATATCAAACACTCTTAGACAGATATCTTCCTGATATGTTCAAGCAGTTCTTGGGAAACTCAGATATTACTCCAGGTACATTGGAGAGTACGAACGAAGCCATAGCAAATGCCTTTACACTACTGGAGAACCTTGCTGATCAACTTTATGATTTGAATGATGCTAATGTTGTAAATGAGGCTCTTTTGCCTTATTTGGCAAGTTTCTTCAAATGGAAGTTGAGATCTCAAGACCCATTATTGTGGCGCAGACAACTTAGACAGGTTATACCTCTCTATAAGCAGAAAGGAACCATTGGAGGATTGAGTGAAGCACTAAACGAATGTGGTGCTTACTTCACCAACATTTCTATTCTCTGGCAGGTGGTTTCACCTTCTACTTATCAAGAGGCATTCATTGTAACGAAGGAAGAAGCAAGCAATCCGCCCGTTGTCTTCAGATTGAAACAGTACGCTCTACTTCCAGCAGAATCCAATAACTTCAAAATATTTTATAGGCAAGCGGGACAAAGTGATTATATTCAACTTACGCTGGACTATGTATCCTTCTCTGATGTCCCAGCAACTAATGTAGATTGTGCTAATAATACAGAAAATACAACTTATGTAACTTGGGTTGGAGACTCGTTACTTCTAAATCCAATCAGTTTGGGAGTGGGAGATGTGGTTCGTATATTATATAAAGTTCAAGAACCTCCTAATCAATCTATTGAAGACTACATCCAGAGTTTGCCTTTAGCAGATCAAAGAGACGAAACAACAATCACATTTCCGTTGAAAAACTGGAATGTAAGAGTGATTGCTGAAAATGATACTTTTTTTCCTTTGATTTGTCCTAATAAAAATCCATTTCAATACCCAGTTGTATTCGGGAAAGTTAGAACAGAGTTTCCATACTCGGAAAACATTTACAACATGGATGAATACAACGGCAGTACAAGGGATTCAACTAATCCTTGCGACATTGATTCCAACTTTTTGGATAGTTGTTCTTGTTGTAGAGGAAGTAAGTTCACTATAGATGTCGAAATAGAGGATTTGTCTAATGATAGAATAGAAGAAATAGAAAGTGTGATTACTGATTTTGTTCCTTTTCATGCTGTTTTACATTCTATCAACTATTCGGGACTAAATGATGAGATTATTGCTCCACCCATTGAAGAAATCGAATGTCTGATTACCTTTGAGCAAGATGATATTGTTATTGACCCTGCTTTCTTTGGATTTAGCCGTGTGATTTACAATGGAAAGGACTTCTCGGATGAACCGACCCGTGATGCTCTTGCTAGCTCAAATGCTGTAGCAAGCGGAAGTGATGGTATTGGATATAACGAAGCTATTGTATTTTATTCTCCTGGCACAAAGTTCGGAGACCTTTCTATCAAACCAGCACCAAACAATATACTTGAGGTTCTGTCTGGGTCAGATATGGGAACTTACCAAGTTAGTCCTTCTGGGCCTACTTATGTTGATGTTTTACAAGGAACTCCTGATTCTGTAAATTTTCCTTTAGATACAAGCGGTTTTCCATTTAGGTTGTCTAACATTCAATACCAAGAATCGACCGCCAGTATATTTCAAGATAATGTTGTGTCTTTCACTGATACAAATGTAGATTTTTCTCTTTATCCTATAGACACCGATTGGGTTTTGGTCATTACTTCTGGAGTATATGCCGGAAGTTATACTATAACTTCTGCTAATAGCAATAACACTTTAAATATCAGTGGTTGGATTGGAGCTGCTCTTGTTAGTGGTTTAGATTACACCATTGAAACCCCTTCTTTTGTAGCAGTTGTTTCTGGGACAGCAGGCGCAGTTTCTGTTAGATACAGAGGACGAGTAGAAACACAACTTATACAAAAAGAATATGATGTTCGTTCTCAAGATTATTTGATATACAATGGTGTTCAATACCTCATCCTAATGTTTGGGACGAGAGAGCCTAGCGATATAGTTGATAAAGTTTATATTGATGGCTATACAGGCGGCGATGTAGTTGGAATAGCAAACATAGAGATTTGGAGAAGATTAGTTGATAATAGTGTTGGTTATTTCGGGGTTCGTGGGCTAATACTGCACACTACATTGGACTATGAAACAATCTTAGGTATATCCAATGCTTCTAACGAAGGGCCGCCCATCTACGATAATAGTAGTTTCAAAGAAAACTTTCTTATTCTTATTGGTACCAACTATTACCAAATGGTTGATATAAACCACAATAACATTTATTTGGCTGGGCCTGCTCAAAGTTGGGGGTTGGCCGGAACTTCACCTATCAGCTATACGATTATTCAACTGATAAAACTACCTATTACTACACCAATAGGAACTTTGCCTTTTGTAGATAGAAGAGGTGATGAACAACCGATACCAATAGAGCAAAACTTATTGTTGTCTCCAAGTTTGATGATGAACCTCTTGAATAAAAATGCTCAAGTTATTGAAGAAGCCGTAAAAGGCAAAGAGGAAATATGGTATTCAGTGGAGATCAAACAATAAATACTATATAAAAAAGAGGATAAATGAAGAAGAAAAAACAAGTAATGCTCCAAGATTCTGAAGTTTACTCTTCAGGAAAGATTTGGATTGGTATTGAAAATGCTGATGGAACAAAAGCAGAAGTAGCCGTGAAGAATAAAGTCCTCCAACTAGGGCGGGCAGCCCTTGCTTCTGGTCTTGCTAATGACTTCAGTGGAAACTTTCAGTATTTTATCCGCAGAGTGTTTTTTAGCAATGGTGGGACTCTAAATGGTGTTCCGAGGTTGGTAGAAGATACTAGAACCAGTTTGTTCAATGTAGTAATGTTAGCCAAACCAGTCAGTGCAAGCATTGATTCTAACTTTCAAACTCAAGTTACATTTACCTCTGTTATTACCTTTTCTGAACTTATTGGACAGGTAATCAACGAAATGGCTCTTGAAATGGCCAATGGGCAGTTATTTAGTATGGCTACTTTTGGCGATATAAATAAATCTTCTACAATGCAGCTTACTTGGAACTGGAGGGTCAGCTTCGTCTAACCCAATTCCAAATAAACTGCATTGATTTTTCATAATCATTACTATATACTAATGTTATGAAAACACATTCAAATTTACCAAATTTTACAAGCAAACAGTTAGAGTTCATAAATGGTTCTTTATTGGGAGATGGTTGGCTATCTGGTAATAAAAATAAACCACACCAAAATTGGCATTATTCTTTATTGCAAAGTAAATTAGATAATAACGGTGTAGATAAAGGAAAATATATGAATTGGTGTTATTCAGTCATTAGTCCTTATAGTTGTAGAATACGTGATAGGATAATGAAAAATAACCTTAAGTTTACGCTCAAAAAAGACGCTTATAATTGTTATGAGTTCAATACTCATCGTCACCCTATCTGGAATGCATTTGCTAAGAAGTGGTACTTACATGATGAAAAAGGTATTCCAATAAGGAATAAAATAGAACGAATAATAAAAATAGTTCCAAAAGATTTAAAGCTTACTCCTTTGACTGTTTGTATTTGGTATATGGAGGATGGGTATAATGCTCAAAAAGATGCAAATATAACACTATGCACTAATGGATTTAGCATAGAGGAGTGTAATTTTTTGAGGGAACGGCTAAAAGAAGATTTAGGGGTAAGCCACACCTCTATTCAATATGATAGAAAGCAACCAACTATTTACATTGGCACCAAATCTTATTTTGACTTCATAAACATTATAAAACCCTGCGTTGAATGGGATTGCTTTCAATATAAAATTGATACTTCTGGGTATAATAAAGTCCATCAATCAGGCGAAAATCATTCGCAAGCAAAACTCAAAGATGCAGACATACCAGAAATCTTTGAGTTTTACCATGAAGGCATAATCCAGAAAGAAATAGCCAAAAAGTATGGTGTGCGCACATCAACTATTGCTCTTATTCTAAATGGTAAAAGATTCACTCATCTAAATATAACTCCCAAGGAACCATCTAATCACTGTAAGCCACATTTGACTAAAGAACAGAAAGAAGCAATCGCTGCTATGAAGCAACAAGGGTGTAAACAAAAAGACATTGCCGAAAAGTTTGGAGTAAATACCGCTACTGTGTACAGGACATTGAAATCACAATATATGCGCAAATAGATTTTCGTCTAAAGTTTTCCAAGTAGCGCATTCCCATTTGGGACGCCCAATCCAGTACAAGGATCCCAGCCTATTGCTGCTTTATACGCTCCATTATTCCCCTTTGTTATGTCTCTAAAAGATGCTTCATTGTTATATAAGAAGTTCAAGAAACTATACAAAGAAGCAGAAGCAGAGTGATTATCTTCTTTGAGTAACACATATAATGCGGCAAAAAGAGGAGCAACGCACGACGTTCCACCAATAGGCAGCCATTGCCCAGCGATATAAACTTTATATCCTGTATTTGGGTCTGCGTTCCCAGACATATCAGGAACGCCTCTCTTTTTATTGAAAGTAAATCCTATACCAGATTGATAAGAAGGTCTTGCGAATAGAGTAGAAAATCCTCCACCTGTTGCTCCGCCTTGACTACTATCGTTCCATACTGTTTCGGATTGGATGCCGAGAGTTCCCACGTTAGCGACCAGAGATGTTCCGCCACAAGATATAGCGTGAGGGCTTGAGCCAGGGAAATCAACGTGTAATCCACTTTCCCCATCACTGCTTCCACTATCGCCAGCGGCAACGAAAACAGGTATATCAGTAGCAGCAAAAACAGCGTCAAATGATTCCATATCTGCGGTTGTCCAACTATCTTCTGGCCCGCCCCAGCTGATGCTTATTGCATCTACTTTATCAGCGATTGCTGCCTTGATTGCGTCCAAGAAACCCTGGTTGGTGTTGGGAGTAAAGTAAACTAATCCGGTTGCACCTTTGGCTATAGACATTGCTACTTCTATGTCTAATGTAACTTCTCCTTGTGCTCCATTTATTCCATCGGGAGAATTAGTTGCCCCATCAATCAACCTATCTTCTACTGTTGGTGTAGGTATATTGAGAGTGCTGAAGAAGGTTTGTAAATCGCTCATCTCATATCCACCACCAAGTTCAATAAACCCTATTTTGTGGCCTGCCCCTGTTCCGTGTGGAAAGTTATATAAATGGGCTACTTGTGTTGGATAATAAGAAAGTGATTGAGCATCTGGGTGTAGTTGGCTTTTCTGGAAACGAATGTATGGTCTAAACATAATAATCCTCTGTTGATATATGGTCTTCGCAAGTATATATAAAGGAAAAGAAATATTTGGAGGTGTCTCATCCCGCAGATTGATTTGATTCCTGTTCGATTTTATCAACCACTTGATCCATATAATCATGTTATTGATAATCGGCCATTACAAGATCTTGAAACACAAGTAGAGCTTGTAAATGATCAGGTTGATATAGATGCCAACATATTGCGTGAATCCATTGGTTCTCAAGGCACATTAGCTAACCGCCTTGCTCAATCTATAAATGATGATGGGTCTCTAAAATCAACCGCTATTGATTTAGCTTTACATAACATAGCAGACCATATGGATGCGGGTGGTTTTGTTAGGATGACCATCGCTGAACGGGCAAAACTAAGCAATATCGCCGATGACGCTACGAACATTACTCTTCGTTTCAATACCATTTCTGGTATTCTATCTTTTAATAGCGGCATTATTGATTTTGAGCCATCTGATACGATAAACTGGAGGTTTCAAAGTGGCTCTTTGTTTGCGGATAGTACACTTCCAGTTTCTATAAGGCACGTTCATTATTATGGATTGACTGCTGTTCCACAAAACCTTCTTAGCCCTGATTTTATCAACTATCAAACCACTTCTATTGCTACTCCTTACAAAACAGGCTCTTTGAGGGTGTATATAAATGGCATTCGTTTGAGCGAGAACTTTAACACAAATGTTCCTGTCTGGAATGGTTCAGTATTCACCAATATATCACTGTCTTATAGTGAAGGCGTGGATGTGAATGGCGTAGTAACAAGTGGATTGTTTTCTTTATCTTCAGCAATCAACCCTAGTATAATGATATTATTGGACTTTGATGTCATTTACTAATCTATTTTATGGTATATAAAAATCCAGACTATTGGAGCGATATGATTCTGGGCACAACGCTAAATAAAAAATATATATTACATGAGGAGAAAATTGAGTTTATTATACTCTCCCCAGACTGTAATCCAGGCACTCTAAAAAAGACCGTTAGAACCATACAAGAATATTTCCCACAAAATCAGTATTGTTGTGTTGTTAGCTCAGAAGCTAAAGATATAGAAGAAATGAAGAAAGTTTGCCCAATCAAAATAGGTGGAAGAACTATTACATCTCTTATCAATGAGGGTATTGAAAAATCAAAACAAGAGTGGGTTTTTATTCTTATGGCTGGAGTTTGGTTACACGCCAACTCCCTCCGTAAATACGAGTTATTTTTGGAAAGCGATAGAGAAATACTCTATCCAGTTGTTGATAGAAAGATTGGTTTTGATGAAGCGACTATCAATGGGATTTTGATGAGCAAAAAGGCGTTTCAATCCATAGGGAAGTTTAGCGACCAAAATCATAGTATAACTTTGGTAAAAATGATATGGGCTATTGATGCTCTCGCATTGGGTTTCAAATTCAAAGCATTAGTAGGAGCAAGATTATTGTGAACATTATTGAAAAAGCAGACCATCTATTAGAAAATGTAGCGCCACCAAGGCATACTTTATTTCAACTTCAGTTTTTTGTTGTAGGAAAAGAACCAACTCTTCAAGCCAAGATGCATCGCTGTTTAGAAGAGCTAAAAAGCAGAAGAAATATGGTTCAAGCGGCTTCGCTTGAGATAGAAGAAACTAACGATGTAAATGCTCTTCACGAAATAGAAATACATAAGTTAGGAAGCAGCGCTTTTATAGATGAAGAAGAAAGAGAAATAAAAATCAGGCAAATCAAGAGAAAAATCAGCGCCAATAATACTCATAGTGAAGAACTAAAAGCAAAAATCTTAGCATGGAAAGAAGAAATGGATTTCTTTATAGAATGCTTTGAGATGCTTTCCAAACAGGAACCAATCAGACCTTGGGATGACTACCACGTTCAACTGGAGTATTGGAACGAGAAAACACTACAAGAAATAAAACGATGTGTTCTTCTCAAAAAGCCCGTTGATATGGAACAAATCCGCTTGATTTTATCTTTACCTGATGAAGCACCTGTGAAGAAACAAATGTTAGAGATAATGGTAAAATCTCTATCAAACGATAAATAAAACTATGGCTTTTATAGATAGGATTTCAACTCTTGACCCAGCTTATACTGTTGGGCAACTTTCAATATATCCTGTTGCCCAGGACAATGAAAATACCCTGTACCAAGTAAGTAATAATGCCTCTACAGTTCTAACTCAAGGATTGAACTATAATCAAAGTTATATTGTAGTTGCTGATACGAGTGCTTTTCCACCGATGGGATTACTTGCGATTGGAACAGAGATCATCTATTACGACCAAAAAGTTACTAATCAGTTCCAAAATTTGAAGCGTGGTTTTGCTGGTTCTCGCCAAGATCAATGGCCTAAAGGAACAAGTGTAGGGAATGCAGTAATGGCTGAACCTCATAATGCTACAAAAGATGCTTTACTGAATGTAGAAGCTAATCTTGGAACAGCAGTTAATCCAACGGTATTATCTCTAAATGGTATATTGAAGGGTTTGGAAACGAGGTTTTTAGCACCAAGACCTTTATTTAGAGGATTGCCCGTGATTGGCCCAAGCCCTTTCACAGTTCAGTTCCAGAACTTTTCTCAAGGGGATGTAATCCGTTATTTTTGGGATTTTGGAGATGGAGGAACTTCTTTGGAGAAAGCGCCTTCTCATACATATTTGACCGAAGGGACTTTCACGGTTAGTTTGAATATAATAACTTCTTCTTTAGCTCAAGGCATTGTAACAAAGTCAAACTATATCACAGTAGATAATAACCACAGACCAGCCTTTTTTTATGTGGTTCCACAAGTCGGAACAACAAGTACTGTTTTTAGTTTTGTTGACCAAACAGATGGAGATATAACAAGTAGATACTGGGTATGGGGAGATGGAACTAACACTTCTATAACTGACCCAAATAATCATACAGCAACGCATACTTATTCTGTTGTCGGAACTTACAATCCTTCTTTGCTTGTTATTTTTGCCGATGACACTAAAGAAGTTGTGAGAATAGAGGAACCAATAATAGTGAGTTGAAAATGCCTTCTAACTACCCAAACATTCTGGATACAAACCAAAATCTTTACTTGGTTCACGATGCGCTCAGAGTAGTGTTGGCTGATGATTACACTCCAGGCGATACAACAATCACTGTAAGCGACCCACATGGCGCAATAACTCGCTTTCCTCCTACGGGCATTATTACCCTTACCGAGCAATGTAGTGATATAAGTGTTCGTGCTATTAGTTTTACTTATAGTGGAGTTGATACTACTAACCTTATATTCCAAAATCTCGT